TCATAAGCTTCTTTTATTGCTTTAATAAGATTATACTTTTCAGAACGTAAAACTTTATTAGAAATTCTCTGTCTAGTTTTGATAACTACATCAATAAGTCTCTCGGCCTTACTTCTACTCTTATAAGATTCTGTAGTGAGAATGTTATATAGCTCTAACTCTTTTCCCAACGTAGAATTTTTATGAAAATGTTTTTTTATTAACGCGACAGCTTTAGATTCTTTACCATCAATAATATCTGCTGTCACTTGTCGAGTCAGTACTTCAAATAACACACCTGTATTTTTTATTTTAGTGTGCCTTAATTTTTTAGACATAAATCACTCCAATGCATTTTATCATAAATAAATATAAAACTTCTGAAATATTAGCTATATCTTTACTTATTATTAACATCTTCCTCATAATCCTTATGTATTTCTTCAACTTCGTTTATCAATTGTATATCAGATTTACGTTTTAAAGTGCTTTTAAGCTTATCCAAATGTGCTAAAGCCATAACTTTACCGTATTTTGGATTACTAGATGCTTGTTTTTTCATATCATGGGCTCCTAATGGATCTCTACCCCTAACATGACTATCTTTTTTATAATGTGAAGGCTCTTTTGGTCTACCTGCACCTTCCCATCCACCTTCTGGACTTCCACCTTCTGATCCTAATTCATCCTCCAATTCATGTCCAGTTCTTCCCATCGCCATATCTGATGGTGTTCCTGCTGCTTCTCCACTCTTAGCTGGATCATTTCCTTCTTGTTCAATTTGACCTCTACGAAATTTTTGTTTATAATCAAACACTATTTCTTTATCCATTTCTTTAATTTCTTCATCTGTAAACTTAAATATATTTTTATAAATCCACTCAGAAGAAATTATACCATCACTTAACATAGTTGAAGCTAATCCTGTTTTTTCATTCCACAATGAAAGTTTTTCTTGTTCATAAATTGTAGATGGATTCATTAACTCCAAATCAAAATTAATCAATTCTTCATCTTTAAATCCCTGCGCATATAAATGAATAATACCTATTTTCATTAATTCACTAATAGTAATTCTCTGTATACGTTCTATTGTTCTTGCAAATCTAACATCTTCTGCCGCCAATGTAGCTTTTTCTCCTACATTCTCATCAAATCCTAGATATGGTTTTGGAATTCTTAATGATCCTAACAATTTATTTTTAAGATAATCTATATCTTCAATAGATTCATAAGTTAGTCCTGGTGTAGTATCTATTTGAGTTCCACTATCTCCACCACGAACTGGTAAGAAAAAATCTTCTGTAATATTCTGCATATTATATTTTAAATTATATTCACCAGTATTTGTATCAATAACTGGAGCTTTTTTCATTTTATCAATAATTTGATTCATATAATTATCAACTTCTGCTGGAGGAATATTACCAATATCAATTTTAAAAATTCTCTTTTCAGGTGCTCTCATGATTCTATGAATCAACATTGCATCTTCCATTAGAGATAATTGTTTCCAAGTCTTTCTACCACCTTCAATCATTGATTTACCATATGGTAAATAATTACTATCTGACAATAATCTGAAATGTGCTACTTCATAATTTTCAAATTCATCCAACGTACTAGATATATGTCTTTGTGTACCCTGATCACTTGTACTTTTTTCTAATTTAAATTTTACATATTCTGGATTTTCTGGATCAGTGTTTTCCATCCTAGTAACATCATAAACAGATAAAGGTTCCACATTTCTAATTCCATATTTTTCATCTATTTCTAATTTTAAAAAGTGATCTCCATATTTACACATATTACGAATCCAAGGCCACAAATTAAATTCTATATTTATTATATCATAATATAAATTATGTAAAATTTTAAAAACTTGATCATTATCTGTATTAATTTCTAAAACATTTCCATACTCTGATTTCATTGTAGATTCATCTGCATAGATATCAAGTGCGCTAGCTATAATTGAATCATTGTCCATAGACTCATAATCTCTAAACAATCCAAGTCGTAAAGATTTAACTAACTGGTTATCTGAATACCCAGATAATCCAGCACCTCCACCAGTTGTATACATTTTTTGATATCTATCAATTAATCCACGTTGTGGCAAGTATTGTGATCTGCTAGTATCAACTACTTTTAATTGTCTTCCTCCAATATTTCTAACAACTACGTTAGTTGAAAATAATCTTCTTAATCTAGCTCTTAAACTTGTATCAGCCATTTTTCCCTCTTACTTATTAAATTAACCAAGTTAAATCTTCTTTTTTGTCCCTAACATCCCAAGACCAACTATCATTTTTTGTATTGGGTGTATATATAGCTTTATCCAATCCTATACTAGAAATAGTTTTCTTTTGTAATTCTATTCCTTCGGATCTTAAACGTAAAGCAGTATCTCGTATCCATAAAGCAATTCCAAAGGATATAACAAGATCATCATTGTATCCCGTCATAGCTTCTGCTTTATTGTTGTTATATATAAATACGAATAATTCGTCTATTAAACGTGAAGAAGAAACTTTAACAGATTTCTCTCTAAAAAATTCTTCCAATTTTGCTATAACTAATGGTCTTGTTTTCATTGACATTGTAAATCCAGGAACCATCTGTTTTTCTTGACCATAAATTTTATTTGTCATTTGTTTTTGTGTATCTACATATTGTAAGTCTTTTGACATATAGAATAAATTATCATACTCTCTATCTATACACTGTTGAATTGCAGCCCAACCAATTGATGCATTTTCAATTACCAGTAATGCATTGTTATATTCTGTCGCCACATTAACTAATAAATTACCAAAATCTTTAGTTCCAAGTTTACCTTTATATTCTGCTACCTGTTTACAATCTTCTACGTCCATAACATGAAATGCTGAATAATCTGTTCCATCACCTCTACTAACATCAGCACTCACTACATAATCTTTTGTATAATTCGGTGGATCCCATATCCAAATATTACTATCTACTCCCCGTCTTTCAATTGGATCTTTAACTTGTGTAGCTTTATATTCTTCCAATATACGACCATCTATTACCATCTGTCCTGAAGTTACGAAATCACAATCACATTCTTGTGCTGCCATTGAAGGCCCAAGTAACTTGTCTTGATGATCTCTCCATTCTTGATCTCTATCTGGATGTACTGACCAGTGTAATCTTAAAATATTCCATTCATTTAATCCATCTTCTGCATCCATCCAAGTTCTATGAAACCAATTACCAACACCATTTGGTGTAGATAGTGCAATACACCGTCCACCCAATGCCAATGTTTGTGATGCCGCAGTCCATATTGAATCTATTCTAGGAATAAATGCTGCTTCATCTAAAATCAACAATGATAATGCTTCTGATCTGCCAGCCTCTTCAGAACTTGCTACTGCTTTTATTTGAGAACCATTCTTATATCTTAATGACAATTTATTATCTTCAACACATTTTTGTTTCAACCAAGTTGGTAAACTAGCATGCATTACCCTAACTTTAGTGACCAAATTTTTAGCTACATCTTGTTTAGTAGCAATAACCAATATATTCTTATCATCATAAAATGTCATCATCCATAATGCGTATCCTGCAGTAAGTGTTGATATACCTAATTGTCGTGCTTTTAAAAGAACATTATAATCATTATTAACAAATTCTTTTAAAGTTTTTTCTTGATAATCATATAAATCAAATTTTATTTTACCTTTTTGTGGATGTTGTATATAACAATATCTCCTTAAAAAATGTACAGGATCTTTTGCACACTTCTTAAATTCTTGACGAATAGCTTCCTTTAATTGTTTTTTATCAGTAGGCATTATTATAAAATACTAGTTATAGAGTGTATAAAATCTGTTAGACCGTATGACAATATAGCGCCATATGTAAAATATAACCATTTATTTTCGTACCAAGATGGTTTAACCAACTTAGATTTCTCTTTAAGTAACTTTTTATCGTTTTCTAAAATATTTATTTTTTCATCTTGTGAGGAAATTGTAGTACTGTCTTGTATAATTGTTTCCTTGTAAGTAAATATCAACTTATTTTGTAGAATTACAATTTTATTTAAACTATCAGCCTTAATCTCCAGCTCTTGTGTTTTTTTAGCAAGCGATACTGATTCTTCTTCACTAAGAGTTACTTGTCCTAGTAAATTCGAAGAAAAAGATATTGCTAATAATACTATTATCCATTTCATTATAATTTAAGATTTCCAACTATCTCAATAATGTTACGGTTGTGCCGCCAGTATTTACTACCTTTTTTAATGAAATTGGATATAATTGTCCTGTTACTAATCCAGCACTAATTGTTCCTGTTCCATCAACTGGGGTTAAAGTATATCCAGATCCAGCATTAACTATAAATGCTGTACTAATATTTGAACCCGTAGATTCAAAGGTTGTACTTGCTCCTACCGCCTGCACAACTTCTCCATATGCATTTTGAGTAGTATCAATTGATTTAGTTCTACCTACAAATGATCCTTGTACTGCTGTTGCCATTATTTACTCCTATTTTTTTGCAAATTTTCTTAAAAAATCCTCTGCATCCTTAGAATCTTTTATTTCTTTGCGACTTTTACTGCCCTTTTTAACATTTGCAATTTCTTTTTCTCTACTGGCAGCTTTACTTTTTAAGTTTTTAGATCCTTTTTTTGCTGATTTAATCTTCTTATCTACAGATTTAATCTTTTTAGCAGAATCTTTTAATTTTTTATCAATTTTTTTTACTTTTTCATGTTTTATAGCCGATGCTTTACCAGAAATACCTAAAAGTGATAAAATAAGTGCTATTATCTTACCCATACTCATAATTTACAACTCCCGTTTAATTTTAGTTATATACCTTGCCAATTCTTTTCTATCTAAACCTAAACCATCAATTATTTTAGCTAATGCAGCAATTTGTTTCCGACGATTTAAATTAGCACCTTTTATAGCACTAACCGCTTTATCTAAAAATCTCTGTGCTTGAGCTGGCAATTTTACATCAAGTTTTTCTAATCCATCTTGTTCATCAATTATTTTTTTGATCTCTTCCCGTATTAAACTTCTAATTTTTTGTACATCGGACATAAAATTCTCCTATTATATGTAATCCTACACTTATAAATATATAAATATATTAAATTGATTCTTCCAATTTTGCAAGATATTCTTCAGCTTCTACAATCTCGTTATTAATATGATCTTTATCTACTTCCCACTGTTCTTCATCAAGTGAATAACCATCTGGTTTAACTTGATTAAAAAAAGAAACTGTATCTGGAGCATTTTTCCACTCTTCAATAGATTGTTTTAATTCTTTTATAAAAGCTCTTTTATTTTCTTTAACAGTTTCCTCAACATGATCTTTTAATTTACCTTTTACAGCCAAATCATTTTCAAATTCTACCTGACAATCTAAACAATGATTATATCTGCGATAATATTCACTATCTATCCTTTTTTTCATAATCCTGCCACACTTTGGACAGAACCACGGAGTACGAGCTTCTTTAAAGACATCCGCTCTTTCTGAATTCTCTTTTAATTCTTTAGCCCTCTTTTCATCCATTTCTTTTCGAAACTCTTTATCAACTCCACCAACAACTATGCGTTTCTCTGGTTTATCACCATCCATAATTTTTTGTAATGCTTCGTTTTGTCTTTGATTTTCTCTACTATATCCTGCCATAATAACCTCTAAAAGTTTAATAATCCTACTATCTGATTTACTGGTGCAAAAGCTCCTGTAAACTTATAGGTATTACCCTTATACTTAAAAACTATACCTTCCGATGGTACGATTGACTTTAATCCACCAATTGAATTTAATTTACCTACTTGATGTTTTAATGTTTCTAATTTCTTAATATCCTTACTCTTTTTCACCGTGTTAATTGCACTAATTACATCTTTTCTTATTTTTTGTACTGCTTTATCTGGTGAAACTGCCAAGTATCCTTTTATATTTTTCAAAATTTCAGTCCCTACCGCAAAAAATAAAACTTCAAAAGGTCTCATATTCTGTTTTACCATTTTTTGATGATCTACTTTATCGGTAGTTAATACCCAATCTAAAAACTTATCATTTTTAATTGTAGACTTCATATCCCTTACACTATAAGATTTATCAAAAAATGCCCACCGTCTTGTTAATTTATGTAAAACATTTTTAGATATTTTATATTTAAATTGTTTTGCAGCATTATAAATATATTCTTCCCAGTATGATTGATGATACATAGACAGTGTATCATTATTTTTTAATCCAAACTCTTTTTGTAATTTATTTAATCTACCTAAAAAAGTTTTCTTTTTAGATCCAAAGTTTTGAGATTTAGGTACAGTTAAAAATTGAGGTTTACCAATTTTATAATGTTTTTGTATATGTTGATTAACTTGTTTAATCATTCCCGCTAACATACGAGCAGAACCTTTTGGTTGTCCGATAGCATTTCCACTATCATCATATTCCAATGTTCCATGAAATATTATCTCTGCCTTGTCATAATTAATCACATTTGCTGACTTGGGCCACATAACTTCAAGATTCATCCACATCTTACCATTTCCAAATACTTTTTCTTTTTGTTTATCTGATAAACTTCCAATAGATTTTCCTAAATCTTTCATAGCAAAAACAAAAGCATCTTTAATATCACCTCTACCTGCAAACTTAGAAGCAACTCCTTTAATATCCATAGAATTTGCACCAAAGTTCTTTAACTGACCTTTATTTCTAGCTGTAACTAATTTTCCATTCTTCCAACTTATCATTAAATTCTGGCCATCAAGTTTTTCCGTAACTCCATCTTCTCTATCTAATTCTCCACCTAATCCTAACTCAATTATCTTTTTTAAATCTCCAAATGTAAGATTTTTATCATCAAACGGGTGATTCATGTGCCCATACGCTCCACCTTCTATCAATAACTTAACTTCTTCATCTATATTAATTCTCTCATCAACGGATTCTTTTTTGTCTTTAAATTTTCCATCATAATCTATTACCTTAACACTTGGGTTTTTTCCAACGGCTATAGCCCCAGTAAGTCTTGTATTTCCACCTAATAACTGAATATTTCCTTCTTTATCTCTTACAACTATTGATTGTGGTATATCAGCTCCCTTTTCATATCCATCCATTGCTCTTGAAATATCTCTCCAACCCTTTTCTCTTTTTACATCACCACTTTCCATTCCAGCTTGAAATTCTTCCCATTCATCTTTTTCAGCACTTGGTGCTTTACCTTTACCAGTCCAACTCCAACGCTCCCCATCTTCAAAATTCTGATAATTTATCACACCCTGAGCGTCTTCTTTTCTCTTTTTTGGATCGAGTCTAAGTATGTCTCCAGCTTCTGAATTTCTGATATTTAAAATTTCTTTATCTGTTAATGTTCTATTTTCCGCATTTTTCATTTTTTGAATACCATCTTCTTTATTCTTAAAAAGACCAGGCATTGATGCTTTAGCATAGTCATTTTTATCAAACTCCCCATACTCTTCTTTATAATTATCTTCTGTCCAACTATCTTTTACATCTCTAGGTTTTTTACCTGAAGGATTATCTGGTTCTACATTTTTAGAAGTTTTATGTTTACTTATATAATCTTGTTGAGCATCTGCCGACATATCCGTCCAGTATTCTTCCCCAGATTCCAGTAATAATTCTTTATTCCACCAATCTTTTGTAAATAACTTTGATTCTTTTAAATCTGTATTTTCTGTTTCATCATCTGCGCCAGGTAAAACTGGAGGCTGTACTCTTACTTCACCAGCTTCTAAACCCATCCATTTTATAACCTCAAACCCTAAATTAGATATTACAAAATTTAATCTTTTCTTGTATTTGTTATGTAAAGAACGTTCACTTTGTTTACTTTTTATACCAACAGTTCCGTAAGATGGTGTTGGCATAAATCTATAATTTAATGTATAATCAAAAGCTGGATCGTGCGCTTTAGCTGAAAGTGTATGATTTAAAATCACCCAACCAGATTCCTCAAAGATAGAGTTTATCCATTTTTCAGATTCACGTTTATAATCACTAAAACCTTTATAAAAAGTTGGAGGACCATCATCAACTGGCGCATCACCAAGAACAGTAGACTCTTTTAAAATCTTAGATACATCTACATCAACTAAAAAATCTTCTATAAGTTCTTTTGAAATTACTACTTCCTCCCCAAATAATTTACTAAACTTATTAGTCATCATATTATAAACACCTTTATCAAAATAACCAAAGAATTTTTTAAATCTACGTTCTCTATCATCTGCATATTTTGGTGAACCTAGTAATTGTCTCATAGCAGTTCCACTTACTTCCATACCACCTGCCTGTATAGAAAAATGTGGTGCTGTTAATATATATCCATTTTTATCATGTCCTACTAAATTATTTTTACTTTTTTTATAATCCTGAAAATATTTCCCACCTTTCAACCTATTAGCATCTTTTGCTCCAAAAATATAAACAACTGCAGTAGTTTCTGGGTCGAATTTTTTAAGTGTATTTACAGCAACATATGGTTGTTTTTCTTTAACAATTTTATTAGATGGAATTCCCATTTTAAGCATATGTCGTTTCTTCTCTTTAAAATTCATTGGATGCTTTGGTGGCTTTTTAATATCTGATGTAGTAATGTAAGCATCATCAAATTGTTTTTTCAACCATTCATATACTTTTTTATGATGTGGTCCAAATGGTTGAAATCTACCAGCATATATTCCTACTACTTTTTTAATCTTTGAAGTTTCCTCACTCATTTTTAATTTTTTTCGTAGTGCGTCAATTTGTTTTTTAACCTTTTTTTGTGCAGGACTGTGAGGCATCATCTTCATAGCTTTAGTATATAGTTTCATCAATTGAGCTTTATCATTTTCATTAATATTTTCACCGAGTAATCTTAATAGTTGAGTCATTACCATTGGATTGTTAGTAAGAAAATGTTGTAATTTACTTATATTTTTAGCATAATTTTTTGGTATTAAATTTTTATCAACCAGTTGTTGTAATGCCTTTTTCATTTTTGGTTTATTTATAAATTCATTAAGATGTTGTAAACTAAATGTATCTGTATATTTTAAATCTTTCTTTTGTTTATCTACTTGTTTCTTAACTTTTTTAACTGTTTTTGAATCTGGAGCTCCACTTATAGTTCCATCTCCCCCCACTAATCCAATAGATTCTTTTACAATTTTTTGTTTATCTACCCACATTTTAGCAATCTTATTTTTCATCGGTCTTTTAATAAATTTACCTATACCTTTACTTACCAACATATTAAATTTTTTCCGTGCTTGTTTTGGTGAAAGGTGTTTATTATTATCAACTAATAAAAAATTAGCATTTCCAAACATTCCTTGAAAAACTGCCATATTCTTTTGAACTTCATGCCAATACTTTTCAACAACTCCTGCAGGTAATACCCTATCTCTTTCTTCATTTCTTTTTTGTGCAACTTCTAATGAAGTATTTACAAATACCATATAAGTATCATAACCTAAATCCATTAATTCTTTTCTTTGTTTTTTAATTTCATTAAATTTATGACCAGTTCCATCAATAATAACTCCCAATCTGCCTTTCTTATATAATTCTAATCTTTTTTTACTTAACGACTTTGTACGTGATCTCATTCCTGAATAATCTTTTGACTTTGGATCTGTTAAATTTTTGAACAACTCATCTGGCATTTTATCAATGTCAACATAACCAAAATACTTTTTAAGAAATTTTTCCAATTCTGTATCTTGATTAACAAGTTTTAATCCATAGGCTGATGTATTGATTTTATCGGGTATTCCAAATAATTGAGAAGCTACATAAGATTTTCCACTGCCAGGACCACCAGCAAGAAATACTGCTTTGAATATTCCTGGATCATTTACTCCTTCTCTAATAGATCGATTTAATTTACCATAAGCACGCTTCTGTTTCTTTCTCATACTTAACCCAGTAGGAATCCAGTTTTTAGGCCATTCTTCTGTAACTTCTTCTTTATCAAAAATATTAACTGTTTTATGGATCCTGAATGTAGTGGCTTTTCTACCATTGATAGTTGGCATACCATGTTTATCTTTACCAATATCTTTGATTACCATCTTCTTATTTTTAAATTTCCCAACAAGAATAGTATCACCAACTTTTACTGGTATATTAATATCTTCGTCGAGATCTTCAACAAACGATTCTACTAACCAATCAGTAAGTTTGTTCACAAAGCTCTCCCACTTGTATCATAATATTTTTCAGAAATATCTTTCCAATCCTTAAAAGTTACTTCTTTTTTCTTATTTCCATTTTTATGGTATTCTACATAAGTACCGTCTAACTTATCATTTTTATAATTACTAATTTTCAATTTATGCCCATCATTGTAATTTATTTCATAAGATTTCTGTCCATCTTCACCGTAAACAGTAGATAATCCATCTTCTTTTCCATTTTTCCAAGTTTTTATTTGTTTTAAAGTGCCATCTACATACCAACTTTTAGATACTCCGTCTGCTCGTTCTCCATCTTTATAAGACCATTCATATCTCAATTCTCCACCCTCATCTGGATCTAGTGTTGCTCCACCTTCATGTAAATTTACTATATCCCCAAACCTACCGCCAGGACCATCCTTCCAATAAACTCTAAATAGTCCATTTTCAGGATGATTTTTTTCAATCCAATCTGGTGCCTTTTCTCCATCTATGTATGACATATTACACTTTACTCTTGTAAGTTATTTCTTTTTGTTTTTGACCATTTTCATACCACCTAACAAAATTACCAGTCTTTATTCCATCTATATAATTTTCCTTATTCATCATTTGACCATTACTATACCATCCCATCCATAATCCATCTTTTTTTCCATCTTTATAATTTC